CATTCGTCAGCAATGATTACATGTGGTGAGTAACCTCTGAGTCCTGTACCTGTCTCACCTGTTGCCCTTGTAATAATCTTGCTCATACCTGTGTTGTCTAAAAAGTTTAACCATAATTCTGTTTGTGTATTTCTTACTACATATCCTTTAAGGAACTCGTTCTTAACTACCAATGTTCTAATCCTGTCAAACATGATGCTAGCTTGGTTTTGAGTAGGTGCTGCAATAACTATGATACATTCATTCTTTACTGTCTCAGATAACAAGGGTGCAAAGAAAGCAAAGTGTACTGTCTTGACAGCAGTTGACATTGTTTTACCCACCTGTCTTCCTGAACGATATACTATGAATCTATCCTGACAGTCTACATACTTTTTATTATACTCAAACAGTTTATGATCTAAGAATATGTCACTGAACTTACTTGGCTTGTGAACACAGTCAACTATACTCTGCATAAAGTTTGCCCTCTCTGCTATGATTTCTTTGGTAGGTTGTGGCATCTAATCCCCTGTCTTCTGTGCTTTAATCTGTCGGAATATGGATTCAATATCTCCTGTCTTACTAAACTTTTGTTCTTCACTTACTATTATTTTACTAGATATTTCACCTATGGTAGATATAATTTTAAGTAAAGTGTTGACCTCTGATTTAGTATTCCTGTCAGGTATGTTACCATCAAATTTACTTTCAGTCAATGCCATAAGTACATTTTCAAATGATAACTTGGCTAACATATCCAACATGGTCTTAACATGTTCTGGGTTACGTGTATCAAGTTCATTAATTAATGAAATGAAATCTTTTCGTATTGCACACATTGCTCCTTCCTCATACTTTGGACACTTGCCATTTCCACCTGAGTCTATGGAACGGTATACACATTGATCACATAGAGCAGGTATGTTTGCAGTTTTAAGATGTTTGGCTGAGTTGAATGGGGATACAGTCTTATGTCCATCAACTACTACTTTGGAAGCGTGTTCATCTAAAGGCTTAATCTTAAATATATCTCCTGACATATATAACTTTAATTAAAACAAAGTATTTAAAGATTAAAGTTTTCGTCTAATATGTTGAGTTGTTTACACATGGGTAAATACAGTAAAGCAAATGGTGCTTTCAGTAATGCTTTGTAATCACCGTCAATTAAATCCTGTTTGTTTAAATTAATTAACTCAAGATATTCCTTATGTACTTCACATGCATGATTTAGCATGGGTATCATAGCCTTTCCTTTGTCTCCAAAGAACATAAAGTTAGTAGAGTTATTATTCCATACCTCACACTTCTTTGACATTGCAGCAGAAACCCAACCTGACGTATCAAGTGATTCAAACAGTCTTGTCTTTGTAGTGTATCTTCCTTTTGCCAAACCATGATATTTTAAATTAGGAGGAAGTTTTCTAATCTGATCTTCTGTATCTTCCCTACCATGCACCTCTCCTAGACATACATAGGTATCTGGTTCTGGTCTTAACTGTGAAAGATGATTAAGATAATGCTCTTGTAGTACAGGTATTGTCCAATCTATGCCCATCTCCCTCTCCTTTTTATAATGTTTTAATGTCTCATTCATATTATACATAACATCATACTGTATGGCATGATCATAAACCCCTCTATGTTTCTTTAACAATTCATAGTATCTTTCTGGTTCTGTTTTAGTACCTGCTACAACGAATAACTTGTCAAACCTATCCCTGAACTTGGTAATATTGGCATAGGAATACTTGAAAGAGAGAACAACATTCTTGACCTTACATTCCTCTAAGGCTTCCATGTGAGCCTTGTTGTTTCCATTAAAATATATCTTCAACTATGACACTCACATTTACATGGCTGTAGTCCTGCATACTGTTGTGGACATGTCTTATGTTTGTTTCTTTTACAGGCAGGATATACCATTTATTCACCTGCTATTTTATGACATATACATTGGCATTTAATATTAATTCTTTCTACAGGACAATCAAAATGTCTATGAGTATGACACTCAGGAGATACTATCTTTATTCCTTCCATTTTTTCCTATTATCCTCAAAGCATGTTGATGCAAAAGGACACATACCGTCACAAAGATAACATTTGGTTCTCTCTGGTAAGGTACATTCAGTCATTGCATCTTTGATTATTCTTGATTTCTCAATCATATCAGCAAGAGTTTCTTCTATAGGTTTTAGTTTAAATGCCATAGGAATTGGTATGTCACGTTTGTCTTTCTCAATCTTGTTTGAGATATATATCACACAACCAAATGTTGCATCAATGTCATAACATTTCTTTAGTAATACTCTGTATCTATTGATCTGATCTACGTGACTTTCACTTGGTTTGGAATTATATCTGCCAAAATAATCAATAGAACCTGTAGTTTTTTTGTCACAAATTATCCATTTTCCGTCAATTTCTATCAAATCATCTATGCTTCCATATATAATATCTAGGTGTTCAGGATCTTCTGGTGGTATTTTTAATGCTTCTTCTCTTGTAAGAGGTTCATCTTTAACATAGTTGTATGCCAAAAACATTTCATTGTTTTCTGGTTTGGCTATCATTGAGTTTGAATGTACAATCTGTCCAAAGTAAAGTGACTTCATATCTTCAGTGCTCATTGTGTGAGGTGTTATTTTATTGTATACTACGTTTCTCATACATGGTTTAATTACATCTGACACATGTATTACACCAAGTCTTTCTGTTTTCATGGCTTCCATCTGTGCCCTTCTGTATTCAAAATATACTTTTTCTTTTATATTATCTAATGTTAACATACTTATAGATATATCATTTAACATATAAATGTTTAGATACTGTAATCTTCTTTTGCTTTTTTGATTGGTATGTATGGAACTGTGATTGGCAACCAAATAAAACTATGTCTTATCCAAAACCTGATGGTTTCTTTTGAACCGTACCAATTATCATGAACAATAACCGTTGCTGCTGCTCCTCTGGTACCTGCTTTTCCTTCTGGTGCATCATATTTTCTAGTGATATGATGTGTACCTACACCGTCTTGATATACGGCATGAAGTAATTCATGACCAAGAGGCATTATATTAGATCTAAGTATGAATGGATTCTTACTGTCATTGACAAACATATAGATTACTTTTTTTCCTGTAACTCCCCATGCTATACCGTCACTTGTCTCTACATTGAGGTGTTCATAATATGATTTGAACTCTTCTTGTTTGGTAGTAGGTATTATATTGAGTTCCCAATTATCCTTGAAGTTTTCCCAAGCATAATATCCTGATAAATGTTTACCATTGCTTCCGTTAAGCATTATGATACGGCAAATAATATCTTCATACCTTTTGGTATCAATATTCTTCGTATAGAAATTAATCATTTTTTCTAATAATTTCCTATATTTTCACATAAACAAGGTTGTGTATCATCATCATCTGATGGTGCTGTACAGCCTGTATTTTGATCATGTGCCTCTTGACCATGACCACATTCTGCACAAGCCCCTGATGCTACAAATACTATATCTGTCATTAGTAACTCTCCTCTATGGTGAAATTAAAAGTTTGCGTTTGTTCTGATATTACATCAGATGTGTTTCTTAACTCTACTTCCCCTGCCCAAATACCTGCCTTTGCTGCTGTTATTTCAGTACTGCCAAACGTTACTCTTACTATACCACTGGATCTAGTGTCATATACAATGGCTTTGTCTATCAAAAGGGTTCCATCTGGTTGCCATACCTTCCATTTTCCTGAATGAAATGTGGTGCTGTTACTTAGATCCCTTGCTGTTCCATCAGCGTTCTTAATAGTAAGTTCAAGTGTGGTAGTACTGCCTACCTTTATGGTAAAAGATGTTGATCTTGGTGTCATATCCATGCTCATGTGTCTTCACCCTTTATATCCTGACTTCGCTTATTAATTTTGCCATTCTTACTCTTGTCATTTACTTTCTGAGAGCCCTTTCTGTTGAGGTTAGTAGTCTTGGATCTGCCTTTGAGACTAGATGTTCTGTCTCTTCTGTTGATTCTTATTGTTCTTCTTACCCTTACAAGTCCATCTCTCAAGTCCTTGATTATTGACTCTACCACCTGAACAGTCTCAGTGACAACCTGTGTGATTACGAATAATTTTATTCTTGTTTCAGATACATTGACGGAACTCACTACAACTCTGATGATTGTCTTTAGTCTATCTCTGAAAGCCAACACGTTGACAGTCTCAGTGACAGTCTTAATTCTTCCATCTAGTTTGCGTGTAAATTCAGATATACTGATAGTGTCATTTACCAATCTTCCCAGTCCTCTGAGTTTGTTTGTTGCAGTTGACACTGATATTGAATCTGCTATCAATTTTGTTATACCTCTTTGTCTTGAAATTATTTCAGATATACTGACACTGCTAGACAACACTCTTTTCATCACCCTGTTAACTGTAAGTGATGTTGAAACACTTACACTTTCTGTGAATGATCTTGCCCAACCCTTAGCAAATGATTCTGATACAGATATACTCTCTGTGATTATTCTGAGTAATCCTCTTGCTCTGTCTCTGAAGGCTATGATACTTATAGTTTCATTTATCAATCTTCCCAATCCTCTATATCTATTGATTGATTCACTTAACTGAACACTGTTTGTAATCAATCTAGTCAATCCTCTTATTCTTATTATTGATGTTGTGACTGATACTGACTCGTTAATATGTTTGATTAAGTCCTTGAGTCTAGTTACTATCTCAGATACATTAACTGAGTCAGTTACGGTCTTTATGATTCCTCTTAGTCTTACATTTCCATCACTGATAGAAACTGATTCTGTGAATGATCTGCTCCAACCCTGTGCAAATGATTCAGATGCAGATATGCTTTCAGTTATTATTCTTCTGATCGTTCTTAGCCTATCTCTAAATGCCAAGATGTTCACTGTCTCATTGATATGTTTGATTATATCCTTGAGTCTTGAAATTGATTCTGACATATTTACAGTGTTGTCTATTGTTCTTACCAATGAACGCAATGGTATTAATCCTGAAGATATGTTTACAGTGTCAGTTAATGTCTTGATTAATCCTCTGAGTCTAACTCTGGTTTCTGCCACGTTGACTGTATCAGATAGTATTCTGCTCAACTCTCTGTATAATATGTAAGCATCTGATGTTTGAACCGTGTCAGTTATTGTTTTTATTACTCCTCTTGATCTTATTCTTGTCTCAGATATACTGACTGACTCGGTTATGATTCTTCTGATTGCTCTGAGTCTATCTCTAAATGCCAATATGTTAACTGTCTCAGTTATTATTCTTCTAATATCCTTGAGTCTTATGATTGGTTCAGATACGCTTACTGACTTTGTAATCACTCTGCTTAATACTCTGTAAGGCAATAATGATTCTGCAACATTCATGGTGCTTGTTACTACTCTCTTGATTGAAAGTAATCGTGACAACGTTTCAGATATACTGACAGATTCAGTCAATATTCTTCTCATTGTAAGCAATACAATGGCTTCTTTCTGTACTCTCTGGAATAC